GAAGATTTTGAACTTGATCAAGAACTTACTGCAACCTCTGGATACAGAGGATTCAATTATCTTAACTATATTAAAGTTAATGACGTTAGCGGTAATCTACTCGTTGGCGCTAATAATACGGGGGACAGCGGAGCTGGCGAACTTGATGTTAATGTACGGTCGTACTTCTCTGACGCTGATATTACTCTTGACGGCGCTCTTAATCAGACACTGGATAAGACTGGGGATGGTGACCTTACCTTCCAGTTAAGTCAGAATACTGCTACAGATAGAAACTTTAACATTCTGACAACTAATGCTGGTTCTGGATCCAGCAACATTATTATTACTGCAGAAGATTTAGTTGAAATTAATGCCTCTGAGGGAAGTGGTAAAGTCACTGTAGAAAACGCAAGATTCCAAGCAAACTACATTGCCACAGGTAATGCGACGATGAATCTTGACCCTGGCGATGATCGTGCTGTAACTGGCACCGTTCGTGTCTGGGGTGACCTCCAAGTCGATGGCACTACCACTACTGTAAACAGCACAACCCTGCAGGTCGATGACCCCATCATTACTCTGGGTGGAGATACTGCACCTGCAACCGATGACAATTTAGATCGTGGTATTGAGTTTAGATACTACGACACTGAAGCACGTTTAGGTTTCTATGGTTGGGATACTAATTACACCGATTTGGGTGGTCATGGTGGCGGATATCGTTTCCTTCATGCTGCTACAAATACTACTGAGGTGTTTACTGGAACCGATTCTGGTATCATTGCAGGTAACGTAAAACTTACAACTGGCACCAACTCAACTACTAATACAACTGGTGATTTGGTAGTTGCTGGTGGTGTTGGTATTACTCAGGATGTAAACATCGGCGGTTTGTTGGATGTTGATAGTACATTCAGAGCAAATAGCACATCTCGTTTCGATGATACGATGGTGCTCCGTGGTGCTTCTAAGTCACTACAATTCCAGAATGGTGCAGGCACTGTTAAGTCCGAGATTCATACAACTTCAGGTAATGCTGAGTTTGGTGGTATCTTAACAGTTACTGCTGCTTGCGATTTCAATAGCACATTGAATGTTGCTAGTTCTGTCCACTTTGAAGCAACTGATGAACCTACATTCGCATTGAATGCTGGCACTGGTATTTGGGAAATTCAATCTGCTGACTATGGATCATTCCGATTTGATGGTGGTGGATATATTGCTGGCGACTTTATGTTCGACAGTGACGTTGTTATCAACGGTACTATTCTACAGAAAGAATCTGCTACAGAAGACTTCAACGAGCAAAACTTCCTGAGAGTTCGTCGTAAGTTAGAATCTGGATCCGTTCAGGTTCTAACCCCTAGTTATGCTTCACATACTAATTCAAACGCTAGAATCTTTGGTGGTGCTGGTATTGGCACTACGCTTCATATCGGCGGCACAGATTCCAACGAAGGTCTGTTTATTGGTAAGAAAGTCAATTCCGATACGGTCAAATTCTCTGTCCTAGGTGCATCTGGTAACACTGATATTGAAGGCACTCTCAATGTTGAGGGTGAAGTTACTATTCAAGATAGTGTAATTATCAATGCTGCCAACGAAGTATTCTCTATTAGAAATGGTTCTGGTGTTGCTAAGTTTGATGTTGATACTGATAACGGCAATACCTTAATTGAAGGGACGTTAAATGTTAATGGCACTGTCGATGTTGATGCAGACTTTGCTGTCAGAAACGGCACGACGGATAAATTCTTTGTTGCTGCTACCTCAGGCGATACAAATATTGAAGGCACACTGACTGCCGATGGTCACACCGAGTTAAATTCAACTCTTAATGTTGATAACAATGTCACACTTGGTGCTCAGTTAACAGTTACTGGTACAACTGAGTTTAATAATACTGTTGATGTTGATGCTAACTTCGCTGTTAGAAGTGGTAGCACTGATAAGATGACCGTTGCATCTGCTTCAGGTAACATCGCAACTGATGGTACATTGGTTGTTCAGGGTCAGACAACTATCAATGACTCTCTGATTGTTGATGCTGCTAATGAACTCTTCCAAGTCAGAAACGGTTCTGGAGTTGCGAAGTTTAGTGTTGATGCCGATAACGGTAATACAAGTATCGTTGGTACATTAACTGTTACTGAGGCAACTCAGATTAATGACACCTTGGGTGTATCTGATGTTGTAACCTTTACTAGAAATACCCAACAAACTCTAACTGGTTCTTATGCTGCTGATGGTGCATTCCGTCTGACTGGTGGTGCTGCTATTGGTAAGAACCTTGCAGTTAGTGGTGATGCTAGAGTCTATGGTGGCACTGAATTAACAGGTGCTCTAGACCTTAATAGTAGTGCAGACATTTCTGGTGCTCTGGTAACTCACGATAATGTAACTATCACTGCAAATAACAAAACATTTGCTATCCAAAATGGATCTGCTGCTAACAAACTTACAGTAGATACTGATAACGGTAACACTGATATTCGTGGCACCCTAGACATCGGTGGTGATGTAACTGCTGAGTCTAACCTTACTGTTACTGGAAACCTTACTATCAATGGAACGACCACTACTGTCAATTCTACGGTCACAACTCTCGATGACCCTATTATTACTGTGGGTGGTGACACAGCACCGACAACTAACGACGGTAAGGATCGTGGTGTTGAGTTCCGTTATTACGACGGCTCTGCGAAAATTGGGTTCTTCGGATTCGATAGAGGATCCCAACAATTCGCATTCCTGACAAGTGCAACTAACTCCTCGGAAGTTCTTACTGGTACAGATGGCGCTCTTCGTGCTGGTTCTCTTAATATTACTGGTGCTGGAACATCTCTTGATGTTGATGCCAATGCCAACATTGATGGCACCTTAACTGTTGATGGTCAAATCATCTCTCAAGTTTCTTCTGGTCCTGCCCTGGTTATTCCTACAACCAATAAGATTGCCAATCTGAATGCCGACCTTCTGGATGGTTTGACAACTGCTTCTGCAGCAACTGTTTCTACTGTTGTTGCTCGTGACGGTAGTGGAGACTTTGCTGCAAATATTATCACAGTTGCTTCTGGTGTAGGTGCTGCTGCTGGTATTCAAGGTAACGCTCTTACTGCCGATACTCTGAAAACTGCACGCACAATCACTGTCGATGGTGTTGTTGACGGTAGTGTATCCTTTAACGGATCTGCTGATGTTACTATTAGCACTACTTACAATGATGCAGACATTACTGCACTCGCCGCTATGACAGGCACTGGTTTAGTAGCAAGGACTGCTGATAATACCTACGCACAACGCTCTGTGACCGCCACAGCGTCCTCTGGCGTCTCTGTTACTAATGCAGATGGTGTATCAGGCAACATCACGATTAACGTCGCTTCTACGAGCAATAACTCAGCAAACAATTTAGTCCTTCGCGATGCTTCTGGTGATTTTGCTGCCAATGAAATCACTGCTGATTTGGTTGGAGATGTCACGGGTAATGTCACTGGTAACTTGACTGGTAACGTAACTGGTAATGCTACTTCAGTCAGCAGTTCAAGTTCTGGGTCTGCTGTAGAAGTCTTTGTTGCAACAGTATTCAATCAGTCTGGTACTAACGCGATTACTACCAACCCTGGATTTAAGTATGACAGAGCAACCGCTAAAATTCTTGGCAATCTCCAAGGTGATGTTACTGGTGACCTAACTGGTGATGTAACTGGAGACCTGACTGGTAACGTAACTGGTGACCTAACTGGGGATGTTACTGGTAATGTTGATGGTAATGTTTCTGGTGAAGTTACATTAGAGGGTGCTGCACCCGCCAGTGCAACAGCAACTGGCACCGCAGGTGATATTCGTTACGATGCCGACTATATCTATATCTGTGTTGCTACTGACACCTGGAAGAGAGCAGCAATTTCTACCTGGAGTTAATTAACCAATGTCCGCTACTAGACCCGCTACTAAAACAGAACTAAAAAACTATGCTCTTCGTAGATTAGGTTTTCCTGCCATCGATATTAACGTATGTGATGAGCAATTGGATGACCTAATTGAAGAAGCAATCGATTACTTTCAAGAGTTTGCATATAACGGTAGTTATAAAGCATTCATCAAGATTGTAGTAACTGATGCCATTAAGACTGCTACCAAAACTGGCAGTGCGATGGGTGCTACCGATTGGACAGAAGGGAATGA